GAGCAGTCTTGGTTGGCTTTAGAAATGGCTAAAGGTTCAAACTCTGATTTCTCTGTTGCATCTTTCATGAATTTCTTTTGGGCGCAAATGGCGAAGAAAGGTCACCAAGAACTTGCACAGTTGTTGTGGAGAGGTGACACGGCTGTAGAAGGTGCTTTGGGTCTTTGTGACGGTTGGTTATTGCGTTTGTGTACTGCTAACGATTTCATTACACCTGCAGGAACTTACGCTGCTATCACATCTTCAAACGTACTTGCTAAAATGGGCGCAACTTTAGCGGCTGCGACTAACGAAATGTTGGTTAACCCTGCTAATATGCAGTTCAAAGTTTCTCCTGACGTTGCGGCTAACTACCGTATCGCTACGGCTGCATCTAACACAATCACGAACGTAACTCAAGGTTTGGCTTTGACTTACTTGGACATTCCTGTAGTTGTTGAGTACGGTCTTCCTGCATCTACAATTATTTTGTCTGACTACACAAACTTCATCTACGCTTTGGATGCTGAAGGTGACCAAGACAACCTACAAATTGTTGACTTCTCACGCACTACTTTGGACCGTCGTATCGGTGCACGTGCTGACTTCAAAGCTGGGTTCTATGTTGTTAACACCGCTCAAGTTGTTTGGTACGGTGGAGCTCAATACTGCTAAAATTATTTAGATAGTTTCAGGGGGTTTAACCGCCCCCTTTTTTTTAACTCTTAAATACTAAATAAAATGGCTTGTACAACAATCGAAACCATCCTAAAAGGGTGTGATTCAAATATCGGGGGGATAACTTCGATTTACATTAACGACATGGATAACATGACTGGAACTATTGTCGAGGCTAACTACATTATTTCTAGCTTCGGAACTTTAGGCGACCCATTTATTCCTTTCGAGTTCAGACGTAACACGGGAATGTACACAGAAGAGGCAGCGATTGACTTGGTTAATGGTTCTTCATTCTATACGCAAACGGTTACTTTGATTTTCCACCGTCGCGAAGCTGCAAAGTCTAAAGCTATCAAGATTCTTGGAGAAGGTCAAAGAGACTTGGCACTAGTAGTTGGTGACGCAAACGGGAAGTATTGGTATTTTCCTTACGCTCAATTGACAGCCGTGACTGAAGGTTCTGGAACTGCGAAAGCGGACGGATCTAAATACTCAGTTACGTTCGTTGCTGAAAACGAAAACCTTGCATTTGAGGTAGACGCAGCAGAAATTCCTGACATTATCTAATTAGATAAACACGAATTTAGAAGGGGGGTTTAATTACTCCCCTTTTTTATTTAACCAACTTTTCAGATTCTTACTTATTAAAGTAGCATGATATACATCGAAAAAAATTCACTCAATACATTCGCGTTAACGCTTACCGAAAGTGCTACCATTACGGCACCCGTTTGGTTGTTTAAATTCGTTTGGGAAATGGACGAAAGTTTAGACCCTGTTTATTGGGTTGGTGTTGACTATTCAAGTTATCCTGACCGCTACAATTTATTCTACTTAACAGAAGGCGACGACGCTACGTTCAAACTTGGGCAATATAGATACGAGATTTACGAAAGTCCAGTGCCGATTATAGTTGACCCAAACACTAATGCAAACGGACTTGATTTAGTTGAGGAAGGGCGAATGGTTGTCGAAGGTATATCAAATTCAATTTATGACTAATGGGATTATTAGGAAAGTTTAAGAAAGACGAAAGTCTAAAAGTAGTTGACACGGGTTATCAAAGTTTCAGCACTCCGTTTTTGAGAATACCAAACGGTAATTTGTCACTACCTCACATTGACGTGCGTTACACTACGCAGGGTTACGTTCGTTTTGGCGAAGATAATCTTTACCCTCAGTACTTGAACGAAATGTATTATATGAGTCCATTGCACGGCTCTATTGTTGACTTTAAGACCAACGCAACCATCGGGGGTGGTTATACATTCGACGAGTCGAAGTTAACTGACATGGAGAAAGTTGTACTTTACGCCTTCGGAAAAAAGATAGGATTTAAAGACACGATCAAAGTAATTACTAAAGACGTTATTCTGCATGGGCGTTGCTACTTTACAATCGAGTTAAAGAACGGCAAGACTCATAACGTGAAACGTGTAGCACCCGAAAAGGTCCGCATCAATCAATCAAAAACTTTGTATGCGGTGAATGAGGATTGGCAGTTCGGACTTCAAATAACAACCTACGAACCATACCACCCGGAATGCAAAGACGGAACTTACCTATACGTTTACGAACAAAAGAGTGTAGGTCAAGACTACTATCCACTACCACAGTACACGAGCGCGTTAAACTTCGCTTTTTTAAGTGGTGAATTGAGTTACCTACAAAAGTCGAACATTCAAAATAGCATTTTCCCTTCGTTCGCAATGATGTTCCCTAAAAAGCCACAAGGACCTGAAGAAATGCAATTAATCAAAGACACGGTAAACAAGCTAAAAGGAGCAGAAAATTCGGGCAAAGCTGTCGCCTTTTTTGCTAACAATAAGGAAAGTTTGCCCGACTTGGTAAATGTACCTACAAACTCAAACGACGAACTATTTAGAGGGGTTTCTGAATTGAACACCGAGCAGATTTGTTTCGCTCACACTATCGACCCAATCCTTTTAGGGGTTAGAACTTCGGGGGCTTTGGGTAGCGGTTCGGACATTAAACAAGCCTACGTTATTTTTGAAAAGAATACAATCATTCCACTACGCGAAACCATTACAGACGTAGTTAACGGACTTTTGAAAGCCGTAGGAATTGACGCGAAGGTCGAAATTACTAACTACCAAATAGTAAATGAGACAATTACAAGCGTTGACGAAAAAGGGCGTGACGTTATTAACGCACTCAACGCGATGAATCCGACATTAGCTACAAAAGTTTTGGAGAATATGACCGCAAACGAAATTCGTGAACTTGCATCTTTGCCGCCATTGCCTGACACTCAAACACCGACATTATGATTTACTTCGTAACCGAGAACTTTCTAAAGATAAACACACCGATAACTCGTAACGTCGATGTAACGGATGTTTACCCATACGTTAAACCTGCGTCAGATATGAGACTTCAGGCTATTTTAGGGTCTTATTTTTATAACTATTTGTTGACTGAGTACAACGCGCAGAACTTAACACCCGACGAAGAAACGCTTGTCGAGAAGATTCAGTTTGTAGTCGCGTGGAGAGCCGCAGAACAAGCCGCATTCGGACTAACATACCAACTTAAAAACAAAGGTATTCAACAACAAAACGGAGATTATTCTTCCAGTGTGAGTCAATCTGAAACGGCTTTCGTTATGGATCATTACGGACAGATGGCAGCGTTTTATGAGAAGAGACTTATCAACTACCTACTCGAATATAAAAGTTTATACCCACAATTCACAAGCGACCTCAATAGAGATTCGGACATTAAGCCTGTGGGAAATTGCGGCAACCGTGGAGACTACGATAATACAATGATGATCTTGTAAAATGGCAGATCAGGAAATAAATATAAAACTCAACGGTATAGCTCAAATCCGTTCTGAGTTAAAAGCCTTAAAAGGGGAACTTGCCAACGCAACAGACCCTAAACAAATGGCTGCACTTGCAGAACAAGCGGGTGCATTGAGTGACCAGTTGAAAGATGCCAACGAACGGGCAGCGGTCTTTGCGTCAGGGTCACGTTTTGAGCAAACTTCTAACGCCTTCGGGTTGATGCAATCGCAGTTAATGTCAATGGACTTTGAAGGGGCTGCCGAATCGGCTCAATTGTTCGCTGGTAACCTTGGGAAAATTGACGGGAAAACTATTTCAAGTTCTTTGAAGGGGTTGGGTTCAACTATTACATCGGTTGGTGGTGCGTTTCTTAAACTTGGTGCGCAGATTTTAATTAACCCTATCTTCTTAATTGCTGCGGTGGTGGCGGCTATTGTAGCAGGTCTTTACATGTTAGCCGAAAGACTTGGGTTCGTGACTAAGTTTGTCGACTTTTTGACGGCTGCATTTAAGCCACTCATCGACATGGTTAAGTGGTTTTTAGATTTAATGGGTTTGACTTCATTCGCGGCGGATGAGGCACTCGCTAAAACTACAGCGGCACTTGAAGAGGAGAAGGAAAAGCGTATCGAAGTGCTAGGTGTTATGGACCAAAAAATAGCCTTGTTAGATGCCGAAGGTAAAAGCACACTAGCGTTAAGAATTGAACGTAATAAATACCTTCAAGAAGAGATTAACAACAACTTGAAACTTTTGGAGGTTATGGATAACAACTTCCTAAACCAAACCAAACTATACAAAGACACGGTTAAAGAAAACAAAGCCAAAGCACAAGAAATAAAAGTCGAAGAGGTTAAACTTAATCAGGAAGTAATTAACGAAGGCAAGAAGGCAGCCGAAGCACAAAAGCAATTTTTAGCGGATAGGTTAGCAGCTACACGTTTGATTCAGGACATTACACTTGGATTGATGCAGGACGGAGTCGAAAAGGAACTTAAAGCAAACGAATATAAATACCAAAGACTACGCGAGGATTTAGCCAAAAACGAAAAGCTAAATAAAGACGAACGTGCAAAATTAAATGATTTGTACGTACAAGAAGCTGCGCAAACTGCGGACGCGATAAATAAAAAATACGTGGATGCAGAAGCTAAAAAACAATCAGAACTTTCAAAGGTTATTAAAGACGCTCAACTATTAAGAGCGCAGGAAGAGGAAGATTTCTTCGCACTATACGATCAAAACACACGCAGCGCACAGCAACTTGAAGAGGACGCGGTTCGTGAAAAGTACTTTAACTTAATCGAACAAGCTAAGCAATACAACTTAGACACGCAGGAACTTGAGAAACAACAAGCCGATGCCATTGCTAAGATTCAAGACGAAGCCCGTGCTAAAGAGGCGGAAAAACGAAATAAAGAACGCGAAGAAAAAATTAAGATAGCCGAAGATTACGCTAACTCAGTCAACGCACTTGCAGAAACCGTTTTCATGTTATCGGATAGATTCGGAAAGCAAGACGAAATAAGCAAGGAAAAACGCGCAAAGAGACAGTTTCAAATTCAAAAAACCATGCAATTAAGTATGGCTATTCTCGACGGGTTTAAGGCTGCATGCGCATCAATAGCAATGAATCCACCTGTAACGCCTCTTGGTGTTGCCGCGCTTGGTGCTACTGGTGG